TAAGTGCATCGTATTCACCTTCAGTGACCACTGTGTATTTTCTTGTTTGGCTTTGCCGATCCAAGTTAAACACAAAACTTGCAGGGCGGCTAGCAATAATTTTAGCAGTGCCCTTGGGTGTTTCACCTATCCAACGTGCATTGTATCCCACCAACTTGCCATCATCAAAGAATGGCAGGATGGCGCGATTGTTCATGCCTTGTATGCTACTGGGACTGGCAAGCCATTCAGTTAACTCAAGTATGCCGCGTTTGTCCAAGTACTCGGCTGCTTCTAGTGTAAGCTCTTGTATTTCCCAAGGAAATTCAATTTCTGGCCAGTTAGGTTTTTTAAAAGGCTCAACCACTACTGTGTCATCTTCGACTACTTGGTCCCATAGTTGTATCTTTAAACGCTGTATTTCGCCTTCATCAACTCCAATGGTTCGCATGAACTTGATCAGCTTGATGCCCAGACGTTGTCCCGGGCGCCAGCCTGTGGTGTACCCACAATTGAAGCAATGATAGCCTACACGGTCTTCTTCAAATTTGATACCACCGCGATGCTTGGTATCCGGACGTGCTTGTCCATTCTGAACGCACACAGGGCAGTTCATGGTTAACCAACCATTGGTGTTGCGTTTTAATGCAGGTAGGTGTGCTTGTAACGTTGTCTCAACTATACTCATATAGAGTTAGTTTACACTCTTATAAGGACGTTGTCAAGTGTGCCGGCGTTCGAAAGACTGTCTTCTTTTACAACACGAAGCCAACGAACACCAGCATAGTAGTTGTATGGATCAATTCCGGTATACCCGTTAAGGTTTAACACTGCGGTTGTGTAGTCTTGTGGTTTTAGATTTGCCCATAGCGTTGCGCCAGTTACTGTTTCATCCAATGTGCCTTGAACTATGATACTGCCTGTCCAATTGCTGCCATACAATGCAACTGTGAAAAGGTTAGTGTCTTTTCTATAAAATTGTGGTCCATTAAATGCGCTGGATACCAACAGATCACCAACACTGGCCCATGCAGTGACTTCATGAGTTACTCTGCTGGTTGGAACAACTGCATCTTTTACTTCTACATCAAATGCACCTTGCTGGGCACGGTTCCAAGTCAATGCGGTCTCAAGACCATCTCCATCTATAAATGTAGCACCCAAAGAATAGATGCCAGCGGCCAATGTCATTAAGTCTCGAGCCTGTACAGTCAAACGAGCCTGTCCATTTTCTGCAACTGTTAACATTGCTCTTCGGCGAAAAATGGTTGTTCCGGTGGTTCTATCCCACATGGTCACTGTTAATTCCCTGCGCAATAAACTAACAGGGCGGCGATCTGTACCTGTAATATTAAGATCTAAAATGTTATCAACACCCTTGAACCAAATAATACGTTGGTCAGTATAAGAAGGTGCATGTCTAGTAGCACTTGGGCCTGTACCAGCACCAGAGTAGTTTAATGTTGCAATAGGAACGCTTGAGTTTAATGTGGCCATGCTGTTATTTAGCAGAGATCCTGGCAGTTTTAAGATGCTAAGTAAAGCTGATGGACAACAAAGTTAAAGAATTCCTAGAACGTTTCCCGTTTATGAGCCTTGCGCGGTACGGTGATAACGAACTAGTAGGCATTATTCAAAATAGCGATAACGTAGTTGTCACTATGTATGTCTACAACTTACTAAGAGACGATACCGACAAAGTGGCATTTGTAGAGCAAGGTGATGAATGGTGGTGGGGCAGTAATCGTTTGATCCCAATCAATATTGTTCTCAAAGAGCAAATGCGTCAGTTTACCTATGCGTTACGAACTTATAGTACCAAAGACTTTGAAGTACTGTACGGTCATCAAACAAGTCTAACAAATGTCATTACCAAACGTACAAAAAGACGTCAAATTAGCCTTGTAAGAAAGATGCATTGACGCAGAATTGTACTTCTAACAAGTACAATTAATTGTATCCGTAGCTGATACTTTCACAAATTAAATTTATCTGTGCAACAATAGCAACTGCATAGGCCACGGCGTGAGCTTTCTTAAAGTAGTACTCACCGTTGTCGGGTTTAATCCAAACTTCCTTCATTATCGTCGTCCAAGGCTTCCCAATCAGATAACGTTTGGCTGGGCGGATCATAGCTAGGACGGCAGCTAATTGTTCCACGGAAGTAGGGCAAGTCTTCTTCAGAACATCCCCATGCCCGTTCAAATGAAATAACAGATTTACAAAGTCGTTGTCTTGTAATAGATCCCACAGTGGCTCCTGATTGGCTAGTTGGTCTAAATGCTGTTTACTTTTTACGCCTTGGTATAGCCCTACGTTCAGCAGGTCCACTTTGAAGAAACCAAGTTCCTCTGCTTGTTGATAGTCAACATCACACCAGCCAGTGAATGGGTTAGCAGGTACCGGATGGAAGTACACTCCAGTTTTGTGCTTTTGCCTATTGCCGTTGGGCATGATCTGCATGGCCGGAACATGCGCCAATAACTTTAGCACCTGCTCTCTATCAGCAAAGTCAATGTCTACGTCTGGTAAGTTCATTTTGCTTTCTTGACAAATTTATCTTTTACAAGTTGTAATATATCTGCTTGCTGTTGTTTGATAGCCAACACTTCCTGTGTCATTGCTGCCAATTGATCAAGCACTATTTTGAGTCTTGCTTCTAACAGTGCATATTGAGTGCCTGCGACATCGTTGTGTGTATCCACAACGCTTGGGTTTCGTTTTGTTTTATTTTGCTTATCCACCATTTTGTATCCACATGTTTAGTAATTGCATCAATTTGTCCAGGTTCCATTCTATCTAATAAATGTTGAGCCTCCCCAGCGGAATAAATTATCCAAGGGCTGATACGGCCCATGTTAATCATATTCATTGCTGTGGCTGGCGCAACTTTATTAAAAAAATCTTGCCAGTTGTTGTTGGTGTTAGTACCCCAATCAACCATGGCTAAAATAGTTCTCTCCAATGCACGTTCCGGAGTTTCTTTTTTAGCCGCTTCTTGCACATATAACTGATAAGTTCCTGGCTTTGTCCAGTCACTCAATCGAACCCCCATTTTGAAAAGCCAATTTGAAAACTTTTCACTTTCTAATGGTCGCAGTTCTATTAAGTAGTTAGCAAATTTTACAAAACCAATATAGTCTGCGCTCCTAATAAAATCGTCGATTGTCTTTTCTTTTTTTGTGTTAGGACTTACATATTTCATAAAGTCCGACCATACGCTAAAAGCAATACGACTTGCAGATTCATCCTTGTTCATCCATCTACGTTTGCGTTCACACATGTGACTACTTAAAGTACGTTCACGTGTAAATGCTTTTCCGCAAAAGCGACATTGGTAATCTTATCACCATTTAGCGCACGGAACAGTTCAATTTCATCATCACCAAGACTGGGAAACTGCTCAATCAACCAAGCAGTTAACTTGTCTTTCTTGGCACCCTTGGGTGGGATAAACTCGTGCCGCATCTTATGACCAATGCCACACAAGGCCAGGGTGCGCCAGCGTAGCTCATCATGAGCACTGCCCACTGCAATGTAATCTAAATTAGATAAGTCATTGACTGTGGTCAAGTAATACTCTTGCAAATCCTGTGTACCTTGTACCTGGCTGGCCCAGCGTTGTGCCATATAAGTGCTCAATGACTTTAGTTCATCTATTCCTAGCTTACTGTAATAATCACCCCGGCGCTGATCCACTGCTGACATAACTTGGTCAATTGGCAGTTGATACTTGGCAGTTGTTGGTGCTTTCTTTTTAGTGGCCATGTGTGTATTTTAAAACCAAATCTTGTTTAAGTCAAGTACTTCTGGGATCTTATTTGTTTCTTTGACAAAGAACGCACACATTGGTTCAACACCTTTGGTCAAAGGCACTGCCAGCAAGTGTCCAAACTTTAGCTTTGGTACATACCATTTTACTTCTTGATAGATGTTGATTACTTCTACCTTTTGCCACTCTGGCTTGTATCCGTTGATGGGATTAAACACGTAGGCACTAAAGCCGCGATCGTTAATGCTCATTACATTGATGACTTCAGGTTCGCCATGATCGGCCTCACCAATAATCAAAGACCAATCTAATGGAATCTTGACTTCGGTTTGACCAATGCGTAACACTGCTGCCGGGCAACTAAAACTTTCCAAGAACACCAGCGGTACAAAGACATAATCTACATCTGCTGGATTTGAGTAATCTAACACACCGTAACGGAGGTCTTCGTCAATCTCTTCGGGTAGCCTATCCAAGTCATATGACTCATTATCGACTGTTAATATATTCATTTGTAAGTGACCTTTTCTGTTTGATACGGGTAGTTTGCATCAGTGTAAAATTGTTTACGCTTTGTTAAGTGCCGCTTGGCAAATTTTGCAGTGCTGGTTATGTCCCAGATCTGTACGAAGTCTTTGTCCTGCGCTTTTCTAATGCCTCGCCCAATACTTTGTATAACCCTGACAAAGCTCTTTCCGGGCTCAACAAGAACCAGATTAAAAATACGGGGGATATTAATACCCACAGAGGCCACACCATAAGTCGCCACAATAATCTTGTTATCAGCTGTTGTAATTTCATCGTACTCGTCCTTTCGATCTTTAGATTTCATTGCACCTGATACAAACACACTGTCAGGTAGTCGCTCCACTAACATCTTGCCCGATGCAATACGATCAACCAATACCAGTGTGTTTCCAGACAAGCTGATTGTGTTGATTGTGTTTGCTAAATGATCCATCCTTTTTTCATTAGAGGTCAAATATGTTAATTCTTCTTGGTACGTTTTGTATTCTACCTTGTCATCAAACTGTAGCACCTTGACGTGACAGTTGGATAACACACCCATGTCTTGGAGTTCGCTGGCTTGTAGTCGATGTGTTACTTCGCCTAGGCTGGCAATAAGGCTAACGTACTCGTGTTCTTCTTTGGGTATGGTACCTGTTAATCCCCAACGTATAGGAATGTTGGCAAACAGGCCGGTCAGCATTGTACGAAGCACATCTGCTTTGGCCATATGGACTTCGTCAATGATAACTGCAATCAAATCATCTGTAACAGCGTCAAGTCCAACCAGACTGGTGCCTTCTTTATTTTTCTTAATAAGACTGTTAATACTTTGCCATGTTGCAATGGTATGTGTATGTCCAAGATCCTTTTCATCACCAAAGTATACACCAACATCTAGTCCCATGTTGACATAATCAGCATGTGTCTGGCGCACTAGATCCTTGTTGGGTACAATAACAATTGTACGACCAAATGGCTCGCAACACAGGCTCATGGCCGCTGTCATTAATGTCTTGCCTGCGCCAGTAGCAATTTCTTGCACGCCTTGCGGATTGGCAAGATAACGATTGATACACTCCACTTGGTAATCACGAATCTTGATTGGCTGGCCTTCTGCTGGATGATCTTTAGGCCAAAGTATATGACTAAACGTGTCTTCGGTAACTTCAGTAAACTTGATGTTCCAGTTGGTGCGCTTGTCATCAATTTCAATTTGCCAACCTTCCTCATC